AATGGTTTACTGCACCATCCGGATTTTAGCGTAGCGACTTCAGATAGTTAACTATCCACCAGTTCGATAAACCAGTTCCCGCACCTTGTTCGAGAGACTTAGTGTATCCTAAGAAGTCGGGCATGAGATCCGTAGCCTCCTTGGCGAACTCATCGATATCGTCAAGAAAACCTGGGATATCCAGTCCAAGTCTGAATTTGTCCCCTTTCATGCAGAAGTTAACAAACTCCTCACGGAGGGGATGGTACTTACAATTCTCAATAATTGACAATTGCCGTAGAGCCACCATCTTAGGCCCCCAAATTTCAGGGTCATAGTAGCGTTCCTGTTCACACAACCTACCTAACGCTCGGCTAGTTGCATAAACACCTACACATACGTCGTTAACGCGATATGCGTCTGAGTGCCACCGACGCAAATATGTGCATTCATGTTCACTCGCGCTCTGCTTCTCTACATTCATGTCTTGACCATGCACAGAGTACGAACGTGTTACATCTTCCACAGAAATACCTGGATAGCTTAAAATACCGTCATCACCCAAGCACTGTGAATTTGGATTAAGCACCTTTTTGACACTTTGAGCCGCTTCATATTGTAGAGCACGGTGCGTAAGCGTTTCATCAAAGTTGGTTCCGCCAGAACCACTTCCCATTCCGTGATATCCGGTCATCATTTCACCGTAATCAATAGCAAGAGGTATGCTATATTTTACTGGGAACACGTCTTTCAACCAGTAACGACTATAAGAGTCCCGACCCAAGATATGCTCAATGATGAGTCTGGCTGCATTTTGCATATCGGAATTAAAATGCTGGTCGAATTTTGAAAAATCTGTACAAACTACCAAATCATGTTTGCCTTTTGTATCGAACAACTTAGTTATCCGAAAATCCACTGCCTCCATACTAACCCAAGCTGGAGTAAACAATCGTTTTTGCGCAATTTCGATTGCTGGTTGGTAGAATTGTAGTTCACAAATGTTGACTCCAAAAGGAAACATCCAAACAACCCTTTGTTTAACGTCTTCATCTGTAGGTCCCCCTTCTTGTCCACGCCAACCTAATACGGCGCAACTCCACCATTCATTGTAGTCAAGGAATTGCTTTGTCTGCAATCCAAGATACTCCAATCGTGTTGGCAAAGTTTTGTCTACAACTGCTCTACGTTTGATAAAATAGGGTGAACCAGAATTCGTTGACTTCTTCATCAACTCTACTGTTTTGCGCTGAGACCTAGGTGTAATACCGCGGATATTACCCCATTCACTAACAACTGCTGCTACTGCAGAGTTACTGACTGGTTTCGACTCCAGGAGAATTGAGTCGTAGTAAGAGCTTATGTCATCCATTCTCTCTTTTAGAGGTTTCTGAATTGACAAGGGCCCGACCTTCTTCGCGAGGTCCTTTTCATAATTAAGCAAACCAGGCCAATCTTTCTCAAGCTTATCAAGTGTAGGCATCCACTTTTCTAGGACTTTCTGCGTTGACATACCTTTATAGAAGGTAGTCCGGTATTCCTCAGAATTACCTGCTCGAACTTTGTCAAAATAAGACCGCAGTCCTGGATTGGGTAAGTTAAAATACTTCCCAAACTCACGTTCATTACTTTTAGACACTTAATGACCCTCCTTCTTAAATAATCGGATTAGGTCGTTAGCTGTTTGAACAGCTGATCGTTTAGAAGTATCTAATACATAATCGTAATTAGCCTTTCTCCACACTTCAACATCATGATGTGCTTGAGCAGCTTTTCCTGCATCTTTAGCATCTCGTTGAGCACGACGTGCATCGTACGCATTTTGATCTGCTATCAGCAGTATTTTAAAGCTATTTGCATAGCTACGTTGCGGATTAAGATCCGCAGCACCCAGAAATTTACCTTGTGTAAGGTTAGGTATCTGGAATCTGATGCGATTTGGATATAGATCTTCCAAATCAATTGCACCAATACCTTTGGTTTTTAAGATCCCGATGATAGTACTTTTACCAATACCGGGTGGTCCAAATAAGATGAAATTTTTCATCGCATTGAACACTCCTTTCTTTAAAATTTGT